CCACGAAACCATAACGTGTCATGAAGCTCACCACTGGTTCAAATGTGGTGGGATCCAGCACAACACCGCTTGACATCAAGGGGATGTATGGGCAGTAGAAAGCTGCTGCATCTGCTTCTGAAGTGCCTTTGTAGCCAACCAGCACAGGAGTGGTATCGCTGGCATAGCTGTCAACGAACACACGCATTGCGCCGTTGAGTGTACCAACAAACTTGGTGTTTGTGGGTGCTTCAAAGGTGCCTTCTGTGGTACGGGCAAAAGCTGAGGTTGTGGCTGACTGGAGCACTGTGAGTGCTGCCGAGCTAACAACAGCATAGTTACCTGCGCCGCGACGTGTGCGCTGAGCGATCAGGTTAGCAACACGGTTGATCAGAACTGCCAGAGCGGCGTGTTCGTCACCAACGAATGTAGCGGTACCTGAAACGGTAGCTTGGTTGTATGTGAACTCAGTAGCGGCCAAAGTGCGCAGGCTCAACAGGATCTCTTGATCGATTTCAGCTGTGATTTCCTGGGCCAGTGCTGCCATGATTTCAGCTTCAACGTCAATGCCGTGCATGGCTTGTGCGTCTTGGGCTGATTCAAATGTCCAACGAGCTTGCAGCTTGCGTGTCTTAGCTTCAACAGCTTGCTTCAAGATCTGAACACTGATCTGCTTACCGCCTGTGCCTTCCATGGTAGCTGTGTTGCCACCGGTGTAGGCGTTGGTGCTGGTTGTGGCAGCAGGAACGGTTGAGTAAGCAGTAGCGATCGTGAATGGGCTCAATGCTTCTTGACCTGCTGTGACCGAAGTAGCAGCAGTTGAGGTGTCAGTCAAGCTCTGGGCATAACGAACGCGCAGTGTGTGGATCTGACCAACAGGGCCAGTCATTGGTTGTACACCAACCAACTCATTGGCGATCACTGTGGGCATCACACGTCGGATCACTGGCAGAATCACACGGTTCAGTGTGGCGATGTTGCCAGAAGTGGTTGAACCCGCTGAAGCATTCTCTTTCAAGTAGCGACGGGTGTTTTCCAGAATGACGTTCATCGATGTGCGCTTGGAGCCGCTGAGGCCTTCCATCAACGCATCTTTGGTCTCATTCCAGCGACCTTCAAGTAGTTCTTGTGACATTAGAGTCTCCTTTTTTCTTGTTACAGACCTGCCAGACGCTTGAGGTCGATCACATTGCTGCGATCTTCCGCCAATTGTTCGTCTTGTGCGCGGGGTTTATCACCAGTGACTTCGGTCACCGACTCTGTGATCACCTTGGCGGCTTTCGCAGGACGATTTTCCAAAACTGCTGGCAGATACTTTTCGAAAGCAGCCTTCAACCGTGGGGTTTGGACGCTTTCCAGCAAGTTACGCATGATCTCTGCTTTTTCCTCATTGAGAGGGCTCAGCAGTTCATCCATGGCAGCTTGACGCTGATTGGATTCTTTGATAATGCGCAAATCACGTTCTTTTGATTCCACCAAGACTTTCGCCTTTTGTGCGAATCGGATGGCTTCAGACAACTTGGCATCTTTGGCGCGGATAACGTCGTGCAGTTTGCGGACTTCTGCCTTCTCATTGAGATGAGTGGCTCCGAATTCTGCTGCGTATGCTTCAAAAATGCGACGACCAAAATTGTTCTCGCGAGCGATTTTGATGTCTTCTTGCAGTTGGCTGAGTTCAGCCTTTAGATGCTTGCTAACAGCCTGGCTCATCTTGTTGGCGCTCTCCTTGACGAAGCGTGCCTTGAGACCTTCCAGTTTGGCACGTGCCTCTGCCACCAAACGCACCTTGGTGTTGACCAAGTCTTGTTTGTCTGTGGCGAATTCACGGATTTCACGTGCCAGGGCATGCACAACAAAGTTTTCCAGCTTGTTGATACCTTCGCTGTGTGCCTTGCGGTCACGGCGCAGTTCGCTGATTTCTTCGGCAAGTTTTGTGACCAAGAAGTTGTTGAACTTGGTGGCACTTTCCTTCATCTTGCTCTGGAACTTCACGCGATCTTCGGCCAGTGCTTGCTTTTCAGCAGCCACGGCTTGGATCTCTGCAGCCAGACCTTCTGTTACCATCTTATCTAGGGCTTCCACCATCACTGTTTTGTCATGCTCATAGCGTTGTGCGAATTCCTCACGGAGCTCCGCACGAGCTTGTTCACGAGCTTCAACCAGCTTGGCTTCCCAGGCTTCGTTGATCTCCAGGCGAGTTTCCTCGGTGATCAAGTCGCTATCTAGTAATGGTTTAATAGCATCAAACATGCCTATCTCCTTAGATTTTGAGATTCTTGATCAGCTTTTTGACTTCGCTGGCCAAGTATCTCTGTACCCTATTGTCCTCTCCCGCTTCCCGAGCCACTTCCAAGAGCCTGTGACCATATTTCATGTTCATGAGCCCTTCATAGATAGCTGTGGGATACGCATTGGGTGCGCTGGGTTGGGCAACAACATCAACAGTGACGATTTCAAAGTCACTGACATGTCCTGTGCGGTCATCAACATTGCCTGATCCACGGCTGCTGACGCCAAGCTTCACACCCGAATCCAGCATGGTTTTGACCAGCTGTCCCATGGGTGTGGGCAGAATTTTTAATTTACCGTAACCTATGGCGCCGTCACACCACATCTTTTCAATGGTGTGGCTCACGCGGTCTAGGTTGATCTTGAGGTCATCTGGGTGATCTACTTCGCCCAGTACACTGTGACCTTCGGTTATTTGCTCGTTGATTGTGTTCACTGCTCTACGGATCTCGTGTGCAGGATAGATGCGTTCGTTGGCGTTACGCTTGTCGCCTTCGATACAGATACCCTGCATGTAGAGAGTTTTGCCCGAACCATCTGCAGCTTCCTCACGCAAAAGTTCAACCTTTGCTTGAGTGAAGCTGAGATGTTCGCTTAGATATCGAGCCATATCTTTGTATTAACCCTTGGGGAACGGGGTCTTGGTGTTTACACCTGTGGCCTGTGATGTCACTGGCTTGGGTGCTGAATCCAGCTTGGCATTTGAACCACCCTTGCCAGGCACATTGCGGAACTTGCCTGCGTCGGGCAGATCCTGTGTCTTGGGTGCGGGGCGTCCTTGGGCAGTGTCACCGGTCATTTTGACTGGCGCACCTTCCATGCCTGCTTGGCCGGAATTCGCTGCTACTACTGCTTTCTTGTTGACGAAGCTTTCTTCTGAGGTCTTGGGGGCAGGTGCCTTGTCCAGAGCCACGTTTTCGCTCATCATTTCTTCGGTGTCGTCTACTTCGATAGCGTCGCCGCCTTCTTCTGCACCAAAGTCATCGCCGTCGCCCATTTCGTCACTGTCCATGTCGCTGGTGTCGCTGTCGCCGCCCATCATGCTTTCAAACTCAGCCATGAGTTCGTCCAGCTTGTCTTCTAGGTCAACCACGCGGTCTTCCAGCTCGGCGTCAGCCATGTCTTCGGCTTCTTGATCGTCGTCTTCCATGGCCATGCCTTCTTCTTCCATCTCGACGTCGTCGATCAGGTCGTCAGCAGCATCACCGCCCATGGTTTCATCCATTTCTTCAGCTTCATCCAGCTCTTCTTCGCCTTCTTCTTCTTCTTCTTCTTCTTTCTTGGCTTCGTCAAGCTCTTCTTCGGCTTCTTCAGTCATAAGGTTTTCCCAAATACCGCGGCTTTTTTCCACAACGATTTCGTGGAATAGCTCTTTGGCTTTGGCTTCGTCATCGTTGATGACGTATTCAATGAGTTGTTCGAATTTGTTCATGAGACCCTCCAAAGTAAATGGCTCGTGAATATATTTACATATATCCACAAAACACGGGGCTTTTGGGGGCTAAAACTGGAGGTTTTTGATCACATGCCCGGGGCGGCAGGTGGTGGTGCATACTGCTTGCGGATCAGGCTGAGCTTTTCTTTGTATTCCACTGTGCGGATGTCATTCATCTGGCGCAGCTTGTGCAGCTGGCGCAGGGTCAAGCGTGTTTTGCGCAGGTTGCCCAGACGTGGTTGCGCATTGTCTTGACCAAGATCCTGATAGGCTTCAGGTTGCCGACTGTATATTTCATTGAGGATCATAAGACTATTTATC